CCGCTGCCAGAGACTGCTCGGTCTCGTACAAGCGACGACCCATCTTGTCCTTCAGCAGGAGCATCTCGGTGATGACTGCATCCGTGGTGTAGAACGTCGGGGAGCCGGAGCCGCGGTAGTTGGTGCGCGAGCGAGTGATCTCGTCGATCATAACGCCCGGAGCAACGTTGGCTGCCAGCTGGACCGGGTGTGCGTAGAGTTCGTGATCGTTGGCGATCGAGCGGATACCCGTGCCTTCGGTCTGGCCCTGAGGGTCCTTGATCTTGTCGGGGTTGCCGACCGCACGACCGTCACCGATGAGGATTGCACGAGCAATTTCCTCGTTCAGCATGAAACGGATTTCCCACTTCAGCCAAGAAACGATGTCGATGTCGGTGATGTCAATGACGTCATCCCGATCGAGCTTCTGCTTCTTGTAGACGGTCGCGGGACCGGTCGAACGCTGCATCAGCGGAACGACTTCGTCCTTCTTCATGCTGCCCTTGACGTAACCCTTGGCTCGAGCTTCCTCGGCGGTCAGGTCAGCAAGGATCGTCTTCACCTTGGCGAAGGGAGAGTGCTTCGTGGCGGACAGAACCTTCTGAACCCACTCGGTCTGCCGAGCGATGAGCTCCGGAGTCTGAGAAGATACGCGAGCATCCGGGAAGAGGATGTCGATGTTGGTGATGCCGTAGTCAGCGTGTGCCAGCTGGAAGGATTCGTAGGCCTTCTTGAAGGAACCCTTCTCCTTGGCAAGGTCGTTGAGCTCGAGGATGTCGGAGTGGTTGAGGGTGTAGCGATCTTCGACGGCCGTGCCGCCAGTCGCGCCATTTTCGAATGCAGAGTACTTGCTCATGTTGGCAGAGCCTTCCTGATTGTGCTGGAGTTTTTCGGAATCGTCAGTAGACTCATTGGAGTCATCGACGTCGTCAGAGTCAGTAGAGTCTGCTGACTCTTTGGACTCTTCAGAGTTTGTTTTGGAATCGTCTGAGTTATCAGATTCGTCATCTGACTTTCCAGCTTCTTCGACCAATGCTTCGAAGACTTCCTTCTGTTCAGGAGTCAGAGATTCTTTGACCTCGTTGACACTGATTTCAGTATCGTCTTCTTCGCTGTGTAGGATGATGTCGGAATCGGCATCACCATGGGCAAACTGTTTGTCTCCGGATGCATCGACGACCAGAGCGTAAAGAACGTTCTTCTGCTTAGGAGTCATGCTGTTGACAATGTCGCTAACGGTTTCGCCTTTTTCAGATGATGCGTCGGTAGAATCCGAGTTATCTTTCGAATCGGCATGCGAGAGCGTGAATTCTTCACCAGAGTAGATGATCGCCTCACCAATCATGGTGTCAGTACCATCTGCGCTGTGTCGAAGATTGACATCCTCGATATGAGCATCCGGGTTAGCACCCCGGTAGACGAGACTTACTTCGATGATGTTGCCGTGTACGACATCGCCACCTTCCTGCCTAAGCTTGTTAGCAAAGATCGAAAGTGCTTTTACATCTCCGTGGCGAACGAGTTCCTTAGCGTCTTTTGCCGCGGGAGTTTCGTTGAAGAAGGCCTCAGTGTAGACGCCATCTTCGCGCTGGTACAGAAATGCATGTCCGAGAACATTACTTGGGCTGTCGTGCTGGTGCTGCCACACAAGCTGGACCTTCTGGCCATCCTGATGCTGGAATGCGCTGTGTTTGATCGTACGACCGTCAGAGCACTCGATGTTAAATCGAGTTGCATACCCTGTGAAGTCAGGAATCATAGTAGCCACTGCTGTCATTTTGAAGGTTCACCTTCCTTTCTATTTCACGTTAGCTGCGATGTTCTTATGTTCCGTATCGGAAGCTGTTTTATACTTCGTATTGAGATCTGTTTTAGCTTTAGCATAGGATTGCCTTGCCGTAGCTACAGCAGCTTTCAACTCGGTACCCACTCGTTGCATTTCAGCACGAGCTTCTGCCTTAACTTTGGCAGCAACCTTATTGTTAGAGACGACTATTGCGTTTTTCTCACTAATACGAGCATTCTGTTTGTTCAAGTATTCTCGAACTTCAGGGCTGGCATTAGTTGGAATTTCGAAGAGTGGCGTTTTCTTTTGAAGCTGTAGCTTCGCAAGATGCTTATTAAGATTTTCTTCAATACGCTTTCGACTAGCCTCAGCATTACTACGAAGCTTTGCCATTTGAGCAGTTTGGGCCGTATGTAGATTTTTAGATTCAGAGCCTTTTTTAGTTCTGATCTGTTTGTCCGCATAGACCCTTGCTTGACGCTGCCCCTTAGTTTCTTTTCCAGCTGCTTCGCGGCCCTTTAGTTCCCGATTCTTCACATAATACTCATGCGCTTTTGCGGGGTCATAGAACTCTGAAGAATAGTGTGCTAGAAAATCTCTAACTTCAGCTTTATCCACCGTCATAGGTTCTCGCTATCAGCAAGAATCTTGTCGGCACTCGCTTCCAATGCGGCAAGCGTTTCCTCAACCAAGCTGTCCTGTTCCGAAGTATCAGCCTCCGAAGGAGCAGAAGCGGGATCGACAGCGGGATCAATAGCTGACGGATCAGCAGACCCCGGCATGTTAGAGTTGAGAAGCATGTCGGACTTCGGGTCCTTCGATGGTCTGAATCCAATACCCGTTCGAATTTCATTTGGCGCAAGAATCTCATTACGAGATAGTGCGTCAATGAGTGGACCCAATTCCGAAATACCGACGTCTTTAAATGGATCTCTGAAGAACCGAATAGCCTGACCTTGAGCCCTAGCAGTCTTAGACAAGAACTTCCGCTCTATGCCTTGAGAGATTGCTGTTGCGATTGGTTCGACAGTCCGGTTGTGGTAGATTTTCATTGCTTTTTCATCAGCAGTGCCATCGAAGACGTCTTTCGGAATACCAAGCTGCGAATATAGCTGCTTAGTAAGGAACTCGACCTGAGCCAACATATTGTTTTCTGCGGGTCGATTAAGCTGCGTAATCTTTTCAGTGGCATCAGCATATGCGACACCATACTTAGAGTTATGCAGCTGATCTTCCATGTCCTGTCGACGTGCTGCCGCTTGAGCTTTACGTGAATCAGACTTAACAACATACGGAAGCTGAATAATGATGTCTAGCTTACCGGAACCGGCTTGCTCATCAATTGCATCGAGGATGCTCAACTTACGAGTCAGTCGTTTAAGTGTAGAAACCTCATCATTCATGACTGCATAAAGTGGATTCTCGACAATGGCGACCTGTCGCTTAGGAAGCGTCAATTCGTCTTTTATGCCGGTCTTCTGATTATATACAAGCACACGAACATGCTCGGGATACCAAGCAACTACTTCGCCAACACGCAATGTTTCAATGTCGTAAGACATAGAGATCGCCGGATCTTTATCTGCCTCCATGATACAGATAGCGGCCGTACCTTTATCAAAGAGTGTCATCGCGATATTCTGTCGGAAAGCTCTAGCGCCTTCGTCCAAGTTTGCTTCGACTGTGAGACAGTAGTTAAGACCGCTATTCATAGGCTCTTTAAACCGTTGCTGCTCGTCAAGACGAACGTGCCACAAATCTAGTGCTGCCACATCCATAGCGATTTGGTTGTAGATAGATGTAGTGATCGTTCGATCGCTACCCATGCCACTGCGAGATCGGCTAGGATTTGTACCGTAGCTGGCAGACCCATTGCCCCAAGACTGAAAGCGATGCGCTTCGTTTTTAGCGAAGGTGTCGAATGCAGCATGAATTAGATTATCTCTAATCTGACTAAAAATTCCCATAAGTTTTACCTCCTCTCTGAAATACGATTCGAGTAACTAAAATATTACTCACTCAAACGCCTCCTTATTGGCTTTGTATGCTACATATGCGTCCATCAGGGCAGAGACATTATCAATCTTTTGGTCTGCACGTTTCTTCAGGAGTTTTCGGTTACCATTGGTATCTTCCATCGTAATGGCGTTACCCATGGCGAAGCTCATGAGGGACTGATTGAACAAGAGCATACGACGCTCGCTAAGCTGCTTTAGTTCACCAAGCGGAACCGATTCAGTTCGGGCACCCTGAGCGACTTTCTCAATCCCGAAGGGTCCATTCTCCTGTTCCCAGCGAGTTACGAATTCTTTAGCGTTGTATGGGTCAAAGCCAAAGGCTTGTACGTCATACTGCTGGTCCTCAATAAACTTATCGAGGTCGTCATAGACAGTCATCATGTCAAGCACGATACCCGGAAGGACGTGGAGACTGCCTTCTCGGATAAACTCTTCATACTTCTGTCTAGGCCCGCTAGAAAGCTTCATATGAGTGTTCTCGGAGATATAGCTTCGAGTTACTACTCCGAAGTTTCCATTGCGCAGAGGAAAAAGGAAAGTGAAGGCACAGAAGTCATCACCCTGTGAGAGGTCGGCTCCCATAGCACAAGGTAGCTTCCAGAAGTTTGGTACACGGTCATGAGGCTCCGTCTCTTCATAGGTGAAGTAGTACGTATAGCCTTCCATGGGAAGTCCGAAGCGTTTAGCCAAGATATCGTTCTTAGACGCAGGTGCTTTTTCAGCTCGTTCAACATCTCGGTGGTAAGTATCGTAGGAGACGGTCTGCCCAATGTTTGGTTGAGCTTTGGGCCACATCCGAGGTTCATTAACTTCCTCCAGTTCGTCAAGCTTATAGTGCCAGATCGAAACATGGGGTGCGTAAAAATCCCCCTTGAGCATGTCCGCCAGTTCCATTTTGACAGTGTCGCCACTGCCGTTACGAACCGTACCTTCAGAGCTAATTGCAACGATCAGATAGTTATCCAGCTTAGAAGCGCCCTGCTCAATAGCGCCCACTACGTCTTCACGAACGTCTCCGGAGAGCCATTCATCGACTGTGGAGATCTTCGGTCGAAGACCCTGCAGTTTATCCACCTTCATGGGGCGAACTTCGAGAAGAGATCCGGTTAGGAAGTTCTCGATACCCTTCTTGGTAGAAGCAAGCTTGACTCGGTTCATCTTATTGCCGGTTGTGTTCTGCAATGAGCCCTCAGTGAGGAACTTGAACAAAGGTCCGCGCGAGCGTGTGATCGCCGTACGGAAAGGTGACATGACTTCGTCAGCCTGCTTCATGGTCGGAGCAGTCGTAATCTGATGTGACGTTTCTGTATCTACGTTCAGGAAGTAGCTCTGAATACATTCGGCATACATAGACTTCGCTGCGCCACGAGCTACAATCAAGTATTGCTTGACTGTTAGACGACGCTTAAAAGTCTTTTGGATGTATCGTCCGCCGTGATTGTCTGGAGATGGCTCGTACACGGTAAGTGTTTCGAACCAATACCAGCCAAATATTTGTTCAGCCCAAAGCTTAAAGGTTTCGAGCATACGAAAGTCACTGCCATCAGTCAGAGTGAGTTCGTTCTCGCAATACTTAATGAAACCATTGATGGCTAGATCGTCATAGTAGTAAAGAGGATTGGCAATGAGCGCATCGATTCGATTCATCTCAGCGTTTATCTCTCTACATACGGGGATTTCTCCACTGAGCACTCGCTCGCGGAATCTCCCATAATAGATGGGTGTTGCTGTGTTAGATAGGCCCATCGCCAATCCTCCTTTCTATAGACCGTGATTTTTATTAAGTTGCATTACTGGACGTACTGCCTTTGTGGCCGCTTTTGCTACGGTAGGCGTATTTTTAGCCGCAGCTTCTGCAGCTGCTATAGCTGCTTTCATACCACCCGGATGTCCATATATACTCTTATTAACTTGTACCGTGACAAACTCTTTAGCGATCTGTTGACCGACATCCAGAAGCATTTTACCGACTAGTTTTTTGCCAGCGTTGACTTTAACTGGAGATGCAGTAAGAGTTGCGTACTCTTTTTCCAGCTTGAGTCGGTTAATAGCAGACTTGAGTTCGTCATCGCTCATGGATTTTGCATGAGGCTTTGCGGGCTCTGCGCTTCCGCTACCTTCCGAAGAAGATTGCGACTTACGCCTGCCCCACTTCATACCAACTTTACCGTAATGAGCGAGCTCGTCCTCGGATAGTTTAACGCCATGTCCACCAAGAATATCTATTGCAGTGTTTCCCATTTCACCTCCTCCATGTGCGCATTGAGTCGCCATTCCATCTGTTCGGTTTGACGTTCCATCGCTTCAGTAGCAGGACCGGTAGCGGGAGGATCAAATATAAGTCGAACCTTCAAACCCATGTAGGATTTAACTGCCGCGATTTGATCCAGCCCAATGAAATCAGACCACTTCTCACCTCTACCCATTATGGAGAAGCCGGGTTTTGGCCCAACCCCCAAATGGGTGAGTGTGAAGAATGTTGAGTTTATATGGATCATAATCTCAACGTCAAATGACTCGTCTTCAGGATCTAGTCCCAATTGACGCTTGGTAGCGTCTAGGATACTTTCGTTATCCACCATAGCCACCCCCGACTATCACAAATACGTCAGTAGCGAATTGGCATAGTGCAATTATGAGAATTAGCAAATATACGCAGACGATACCGAGCATTAGTCCGCAGACAGTCAGGACAAGGAGCGCTAGTGCAAAGTTATTAGCAATTCGTTGCTGCATAACTAACCAATCGGCAGGTTAAGAACCTGACCCGGGTAGATAGTGTATGGAGCAGGAATGCCGTTGAGCGATGCGATCCGCTTCCAATCCACACCGAACTGAGTTCCGATAGAAGAGAGACTGTCGCCCTTCTCAACTACACACTGCTTGGGCTTAGTCGATACCGAAGCTGCCGACTTGGTCGGGAGATTTAGTACTTGACCCGGCTGAATCGTGTACGGAGCCGTAATTTTGTTGAGCAGCGCAATCTGCCGCCAATCGATTCCGAACTGAATGCCGATCTTGGACAGACTATCGCCAGCCTCAACAACGCACTGCGAAACCTTACCCGATGTAGCCGGTTTTGGTGCAGGAGCGGCAGGCTTGACAGCAGGCTTGACAGCAGGCTTAGTAACGGGCTTAGGAGCAGGAGCTCCCGAAGGACGGCAATACGCATCCCATGCAGTACCATCACCATAGAATACATTGACGTCTAGGTTGCCGTCGTATCCATTGAGATGTGCCGTTGAAGAGAACTGCCACATCGCACACTTGTACTTGGGCGTAACCTCCTCGATATCCCGACCATCGTAGTTCTTATAGCCGATCGTCGTAGTAGATACCGCGTACCATGCCAGCCAGAGACCATAGTCAGCAGCCCATACAGAAGACCAGTCAGCACCGTTGAGTGCTGCGCCATTCAGATAGATCATAGGCTTTACACCCGTACGAGACTTGACATGATTGAGCCAAGTCAGGGCGTATGCCGCATCAGTCTGGTTGTCGCCTTCGAAGTCGAGTACTAGAAGGGTCTTGCCATCCAAATATCCCTGAATGCTGTCTACGAAGTGATTTGCTTCTTCGATTGCCGATCCCCGGTAACCAACTTCACGAGCGAAGTGATATACGCCAGTGCGCTTTCCAGCTTTACGAGCAGCCTGAAACTGCGTATCGCAATGAGGGTTAACAAAGCCAGTACCACCTGTCGCTTTAACGATTACGAAATCGCAAGCCACGGCAGAAAGATTGATGCCTGCCTGCCAACCTGAAATATCAATGCCTTTTAGTGTCATGCTGCTCTCCTTACTTGATTTCCCCACGAAGAAGTATCACCCGGACGACGTTCGATAAACGGGAGCGCCAGAAGTGACGCATCACCGTAATGAATTGCGTTGTGTGTTTTATGCGTTGTAGTTATGAGATACTCTGGATTTAGAATATCAACATTACCACGAGATATGTCTATCGGAGCCATAGGATTCATGTGGTGAATGATAATTCGCTCATGAATATCGAATCCTTCAGCAGCAAGATCTTGTCCGAGATCTCGAGTGATTACTTCGTCCCTAGTGAGACGCCATTCTCGACTTTTGTAGAATGTTTGGTTACGATGACGTTCAAATCCGAACGTTGATTCACCGACAACACCTCTAAGACTCAAGTATTCGAAGCGATCTGAAAACGATTCAAGCTTAATAAGTTCAGTATATGAGCGGATCATCTTGACCGGTTTCCTGTCCTGCGTAGCCACGCATAGCATCCATAGCTTCTACATAGAGCTTCTTCATCTCTTCGACATTAGCAAGATCCTTGACCTTGGCCCCGACGAGGAGCGTTTCCTGCTTCTGCTTCTCAAGCTCGACCTTCTCACGAGTAGAGCCGACTTTAAGAAAGTGAACTATTACCTGTGACGAGGCCGTTCCATCGAGAAACTGTTTTTCCGCTAGATCATAAGCTAGTGCGGCTAGCTGACTCTCTCGTGCTTCAGGAGTTCTGGCGCGAGGCAGTCGTCTAATGGGTTTCTCATCGTCAACAATCTCTGAGTCAAAGACTTTGTTGGATTGCTGAACTAATGCGGTAGACTTTCTTGGTCTTCCCGGGCCTGCCATAGGTAATCACCTCCTTAATAGAATATGTATGATAAGGCCCCACCCGTGAATGGATGGGGCCTTATCGCTAAATTGCTGCGCCAGTGTCGAGGATGGCGAGCTTTCGCCCAAGAACTCGATAGTTGCCGGAGCCCGATGCCCTGTTTGTGGTGTACGCGAACCGAAGTGAGGCCGTAGCTGTTGCGGTGTACTTAGTGATCAACTGAACCGAGACTGCGCCTGTTGATCCGATTACTGGTGTTCCCCACACAGTCTTAGTATCGATGATCGTACCTGTAGCAGCTGTACCACCCGTGATGACGTTGACTGTCAAAGCAATATCCCCAGCTGTTTCGCCATAGAAGTCCATGTCCCAACGGATATCGTAGTTACGACCCGCCACAACATTGATGGTCTTCTCCAACATCATAGCCTCAACGGTGTTTTGAGCACCCGTTACCGATACAGCATTCGTATAACCTACAAGTCCAAGAGGCAATGGGCTAATCGCACCATCGACATAACTCTTAGGTGTAGCAGCAGTCGTATCAGATGCGGGATCTGTAACCTGAATGCGCCCAGCGCTATTGCGCATAGCAATAGTAGACACCGTAGGTGCACTAGTGGCTGCATCCAACTTGGCCTTGTCGGTTTTGAGCATCAAGCCGTCCAAGGCTGCCGTTGCTTTAGCAATGCGTGCATCAGAAATGGTTCCGGTAGTAATATCCGAACCGTCCCAGACCATTGCGTCAACGTAGCCCTTGGTAGTAGCATCTCCCGTACCAGTTGGCGTTGCGACACCCAACCGCCCATCAGAATATCGCATAGCCAGCGTAGAACCAGTCGCGCCACCTACTGCAGCATCCAGCTTAGCTTTGTCAGCCTTCGGCATTAGCCCATCTAGTACTGAAGTTGCATTAGCAATGCGTGCATCTGAGATGATACCGGTAGTAATATCCGAACCGTCCCAGACCATTGCGTCAACGTAGTCCTTGCGGGTTGCGTGACTTGCACTGGTAGGGGCAGCCGAAAGATAGACGCCCTTAAAGTTTGTCTCGCCCCCGTTGTAACGGGTAACTAGCGTTCCATCGGTAGCTGACGCAGTAGCAGCATCCAACTTAGATTTATCAGCAGCGCTCATAAGCCCAGCCACCGATGCGGTAGCTGCGGCCGTGGTCGCCAATTGCGTAAACCCGCCCCATGTATCGGTATCTTCCGACCGAATCCATGTCACGCCCGTGATCTTAGATACGACCATCTGAAATGATCGGGAGCTTCCGAATCTGACGGTCATGACGCTTCCGGTATTCGTAGGCCAAGTGCTATCGGCGGTAACTTGAGAATAAGTTACTCCGGCAGGATATGTACTTGGTGCATTACCTGCAGGAACTGCCGTAATCATTTGAGTTCTAAGCGCACCGTCAACATATCCCTTAGTCGCGGCATGACTGCCTGTGATGGGGTCGACGACAATCAACTGCCCTGTTGCATTACGAATCGCAAGAGTGTTTGGCGTTGCCGCACTAGTAGCTGCATCCAGTTTAGCCTTGTCAGCGGCGCTCATTAGACCTGCTGCTGATCCGGTAGCCTCAGTCGTGGTAGCTTGCCTATTCCAAGCGGTCCATGAGTCGGCTACGGGAACGTCTGTCTCAGATCGGACCCATACGTCACCCAAGATTTTGCCTGTAGCAGTCTGGTAAGAACGAGATACCGCATTCCGGAGAGTCATAACTGTACACAGCCCGACAGGATATCCGTCAGCCGCTCCGGCACCGAAGTAGGATATGCCTAGAGGGAATGCGCTCGGAGGGTCAGTGACCGGATGAACGGTCGTCTGCTGTGCACGGTTAGCCGATATATCCAGCTTAAGAGCATCTGCTGCATCAACGTAATCCTTACGAGTAGGATTGGATGATGTAGTCGGAGTTGGAACGCCGAAATAACCGCTTGCGTCGCGCATAAGGAGTTTGTTTTCATTACCGACGGCAGCGGAAGATGAAGTAGCAGCATCAAGCTTAGCCTTGTCTGTGGAAGACATAGTGCCAGCCACAGAGCTAGTAGCTGCTGGAAGATTAGCAACAGGCACCTTAGAATTGGTGTCCAAAGTGGATACTTGAGTCCACGCGAACCATGTACCTGCAGTTACGCTGATTACCTCTCGAAACCACACGACAGTACCAGCAGTAATACGCTGTGTTACTCCAAAATTAGAGCCCTTGACAATTTCCAATGTGCCAGTGGAAGGTAGTGCGATGGGTGGGCCGTTAACCACTGTGCTGCCGACTGCATAAGTACCGACATCTGCCGCAGTATTCATAGCATTGAGATCGGTTCCGTCTGGTAGCAGAATTCGGATCAACTTGGCGTCAATCCGAGTGTCGATCAGGGTGTTAGAAGCCCCGAGCGACGTTGCTGCTGCAAAAGCAGAATCTGCTGCTGCCTGAGCAGAATCCGCTGCGTCTGCTGCTTCATTAGCTGCGTCTACCGCGGCCGACTGAGCCGCGATTACAAGAGCTTCAGCCTGAAGCGTACCCATCCCTTGAGAAGAGGGTACTTTGATTACCGCAGTCAAGTCGATAGTTTCGCCCGAGAGAAGAGCGAAGGAGTGCGGCGCAATGTTGGGCGTGAATCCTTCGATAGTGTCGAACTTGTAGACGGCACTCCATGTCCAGTTCAAGACTGACAAGTCCGGATCATCGGTCGCTACTAGACGAACGCCTTGATACGACGGTTCTTTTGTTCCGGGCTTAGGAGTACACAAATATCCCTGATCATCGAGAACGCCAAAGATTGACTTGGTCAGAATAGTCTTAGGGTTTGGTACGGAGCCGAGGTTCGGGAGATATGGAACTGACGCGGTGAATGTGATCATGCCAGAAGCTGGAATTACTTCCGGTTCTTGGTCAGCATCGTCACCATCGACAACTCCGACTATAAACTGCCCAGTAACTCGGCCTGTCGAAACGTTATTGGGCAAAAGCATATAGCCTCCTCGTTGATGTTTAAGTTAAAATTGAGTCTGGTGTTGCAGAATTATGCAAAAGTTAAAAGTGTATGTTCGCGATGCGTGTGTGATTACGCAAAAGTGGAAAGTCCATGTAGGGTCTCCATGAAAGTGTACTAGGTCTCGAACGACATCATGCTCCCCAGCATATAGATGGCGCCTCTTGAAAGGAGTGTAGGTGATGAACCCTACTTAGTTGTGAGAACTAGTACACTATCGCGGAGACCCTACATGGTTGTAGTGCTCTTCGGAGCTGGTCTATAGGTACTTCTTGTATAGTTTTTTGCCCCTTGAAGGAACGCCAGATCTATGCGTCGGCAGCCTACATTCGGAGTGTGATAGGAATCTGAACCCGGTGAGTTCTGGAATTCCATCAAAAGGCAAAAATGGTCAGGCCATGTTGGCTTTGAAAGGACTTTAGATCTCTATGGTATCAACCCAGCCTTGTAAGTCTTCCCGGAGCTACAAAGTATAGAGATCTAAAGTCCCATCGAAACAAACATGGGAGTGTAGTGGGCGTTGATTCATCTAGGGGGAGTACGAGTGTCAAGCTCAGTAGCCCATCAGCACTAGATCTCAGCCACAACATCTAAGCTACCTCGGCAGATAGCCCCACTACGGTATCCAAGCTAGGACTTGGTGTCGTCCTTGGAATCTACCTTTGCAGCAGCTGCACGAGAGCGAGATGAGGCAGGCTTCTCCGCAGACTTGTGCTGCTCGAGGCGCTGGTCAATGAGCTGCTCGAAGAGGTGCTGGTTCGGAACAATCCACTCTGAAGGAGCGGTGGTCTCGACGGCTTTGGCAGTTTCGGGTGCTTCGGATGATGCAGTCATGTTACATTGCCTTTCGCTAGATTGTTTTAGGTCAAATTGTTCCCCGGATTTTTCCCCCGGGGCATTTTTTAAG